CTCTAATCAGTAACTAACTAAGGGGCGGGTTTCGGCTCGCCCCGCTTTAGGACATTATGACTTTAACAGAAATAAGAGCAGAAATTAGAAATATTACAGGGGTAGATGATACCTCTGTTGTTGCAGATTCAGTATTAACTGATTTAATTAATAAAGGTCAAAACCTATTAGCAGATGAAGCTAATCTTTTTTATGGATATGCTACTACGGACACATCTGCTTTGAATGGAGTTGTACGATTAACTTATGCATTATTTAATGGGAATGGTGTTACCGATTTAGATTTATGGGAAGTATATGAAAATAGTGGCGCACCAGGAGGAGGTTCAGCAATTCCTAATTTAATTCGTATTTATAGAGCGGATTTAGATGACGAAAAAATGACTCGTATTGGTATGGATCAGATACATAACATTTCTAGCGATAATGCATCTTTAAATATGCCTAGCGCATATGGATACTATATTGATGATATTAATATTGGTATTTTCCCTAGACCTTCTTCGGGGAAAAAAATTAAATTATATTATTATCACTTGCCTACAGCATTATCTAGTAGTAGTGATGTTCCTATGCTAGATGCGCGATACCATGAATGTTTAGTATACTATGGATCATGGAAGGTCGCAGAAAGATTAAGAGATATAAATTTAATTCCTTATTTTAAAAATGAATGGAATGAATGGAAGGAGAAAATAGTTTTAGATCGTCAGCGTAGAGCAGGTGAGCCAAAATTTAATATCAATTACAAGGACTTTTAATGCCTCGTTTGCAAATAAGAAATTTTTCAGGTGGGTTAGTAACCAATCAATCCTCTTTTGATATATCTGAAAGTCAGTATACTAAATTTACAAAAGTTCTTAACAAACAACCTGGAAGAATAGAAAGACCAAAAGGTGAACAAATTGTAAGTGCTTCAGGTTCAGGTACAGATGTACAAACAGAATTAGTAGTATATAGAACGGAAAAAGATGCAAGTGATGCAGATACATCTACTACATGGTGGGTATATGGTAATGGTACAGTTCTCAAAAGACAAGATACTTCTACAGGGACAGGTGGATCATTTAGCAATATTACTACAGGTTGGTCTTCTTCTCCTATCTATGATTTTTTAGTACATAATCAAGTATTAAGAATTTCAGATGGCAGTTTTTCTAATAAAACGAAATGGTTTGGACATATTAAAAGAAATGTGTTAGGGAAAACAGATGAATCTTCTTATACAACTGGATATGCATTTAAAAAACCGCCTATGCAAGCAGTAATTAATGATTGGAAAATAGAAGATGCACAACTAACACCTCCTACTGTTGTTAGAATGGGATATAGTTGGGATCAAGATGATGATATTAACGCTGCGAATGAAGTAGGTTTATATCTTACGTTCCCTGATGGTACAAGTGATCAAGATGAGCTTTTAATTCCTGATTTAGCAGATGTTACATTTAAAACACATGATCGATATACTGTTACTTTTCTTTATGACTATGTTCAAGAGTCTGCGTTAGCAAGAGATAGTAATGGAAACATTGGAATTGAATCAAGAAAAGCAGTACAAAACTCAGGGAAAACTTGTCCTGGTATACAAGTAGTATTGCATACAGGATCATCATTGGCAGATTTAAATCCAAGAATTACTGGAATTAACATTTATTGGAATCCTGAAGATGATGTAGATTGGTATCTTGTAGATACACTAGATATAGATAATGGGTTTAAAGATAGTCCTCTATCAGAATATTCTAATCAAGATGCAGGGTCAAATAATCCTAATAATGGTAGATGGATACCTTGCCCAGAACCTTATGTAGCTCAAAATAGTTTTTCTAATGTATCTTCTGAAAATAGTTCAGGGTCTGAAATTGTATTACCATCTATGCCTACAAATTTTGCAGTAGATAAAATGATGTTTATTTATCCTACTCATAGTTTATCTACTATAGGTGAAGTTTATCCAATTATGAGTGATACTTGTTTGAGGATTGGTAATATTAAACATATTCTTAGCACTACAATTACCACAGGAGACACTACTGCAATCACTATGGTTAACACTAGAAATGAAGCATCAGGAGCATTTAATATTGGTACTTCAAGAGCATATGTCGCAAGCACTTCTACTACAAAAGTATCTACTTGGTGGATTCCCTATGATGGATTGAAATTAGCAACATATAATTCGTTAACAGGAAGAGCATCTAGTACCACGTTAAATGAAATTAAATGGAATACTTCCACTATACTAAACAATAAAGCATACTATGCTAACATTGATACTACAGATGAAAACGGGCAAACCGCTCGTGAAAGAAATCAGATTTATTATACTGATCCTTATAAGTTAGATGAGATTATGCCTACACGTTATTTTGATGTAGGAAGAAATGATGGAGATGAGATTGTTAAGATTATCGCATATCGGAACAAGATTTTTGTATTCAAAACAAGAAACACCTATGTGTTAAATCAAAAACATCAGATAGAAAGAGTTTTTACTGGAGTAGGTGCAGTACATAAAAATGCAGTTTGTGAAACTCCAATGGGATTAGTTTGTGCTAATAAACAATCTATTCATGTAGTGAATAATACTTCAGTACGCGAGTTAGCATTTAACATTAAAAAAGATTACCAAGCATTAACGTTAGATAGACCCGCTTTAGGGTACGATGGGATTGATAATGAATTAATCTTTGTACCTGATAATGATGCGACTACTATGTATGTTATGAATATGGACAATGGAAGTTGGGTTTTACGAGAAATTAGTAGCTCTGTTAATAGAAGTAATTTTGTAATTAATAGCGATTTACGCGCTCAATACACACATGGTGACTAATGGCAATATCAATTAAAGTAAAGGAAATTAATACAGGCTCGGCAGATTCTAGTGAGGCGATTGTACAAACAAAACGTTTTGACTTTAACTCACCTGATGTACAAAAACGATTTACAAAAATTACTGTTGTGTATAAAGCTTCCTCTATATTAAGATTTAGACTTTATTTAGATCAAGACCTGGAACAAGTTTTAATTTCATCTCCTGTTGTCACCTTAGATTTTCCTTCTCAAAATTCTATTCAATCAGCTTCTAAGACATTTTCAGCAGTAGGTAAAACAGGAGTGTTGAAAATTACTTCTACTGCAAGTAACCTTGAAATAGACTCAATAGACATTGATTATTCTCTATTAGGAAGTAATCCATGATAGAAGAAATTAACGAAGATGTATTATTTACGGAACTTGATAAAAAACAAGATGTTATGTTAAATACAAAGCAAGGTTTTTTTACAGATGCAGAAGGTAGTCCAGGAGATATGGGTTTATGTCAACAAAATGGCAAAGTCTATATATCTATAAAATTAAATGATCATTGGTATTTTTCAGAATTAAAACAATCACAGAACTTATAGGGGTCTCACATGAGAAGATATACAATACAAAAAACAAGAAGCTCAATTAGAGGAGTCACTACTGGAGTTAAAATTATTGATAACGAAACAGGACAAACAGTTGCTACATTTAATGTAGATAATTATAGTGGATCAAGAAAAGAAAAAGTAGGAAAGATGAATAGAGCAGCAGAAGCTGAACTAGGAAGATTAAATGAGTCTCTTGTTACAAAAGAAGAAGAAAGACAAGCTGGTTTAGAAGAAGATGTCGCAAAATTTGAAGAAAGAATTACAGAATCTGGAAGGATTCGTGAAGACCTTGCAGAAAACATTCAAGCAAGACAACAAGGACAACTCCTAAGTCAACTACAACGCTCTATTTTGGGTACTGGTGGCGATATTTCTCAAGTGTCGGCACTAACTCCGCAAGTCCAAGAAGCAGGGCAAAGAAGCCTACAAGATTACATAGCTCAAAGTCAAGCAAGAACACAACAACAATTAGCAGAATTTGTGCCTACAGAAATAGGAGCAGAGTATAATCTTGCTAATTTAGAAGATGCAATGAAAAGATTTACCATAGGGGAAGAAACTAAAAGAGCGCAGATACAAGCGGGATTAGATACACAACCAGAATGGTGGGAATCTATTATAGGTAGTGCAGGTAGTGCAGCGGGTACAGCAGCAGGTACAGCTTTAGTTACGAAAGCTCTTCCTTATTTAGCTTCTTTATCAGATAAAAATTCAAAAGAAAATATATCTCAAGTAGGTATATTAGACAATGGATTACCTGTATATCTTTTTAACTATAAAGGAAATAACACACCTCAAATTGGTTTAATGGCACAAGATGTGGAAAAGGTAAATAAAGATGCGGTAAAAGAAATAGATGGCATAAAACACGTTTATTATACAAAGGCGGTAAAATAATGGCATTTAAGTTTAAAGTAAAGAAAAGACCAAATCTAGCACAAGCAGTAGCAGGAGCATTTACACAAGGTGCGGTTCAAGGTGGTCAAGCTGCGTTACAGAAAATGATACAAGATAGAGAGGACTTAAAGCAAAAATCTACGAAAGAGTTGAATACATTTAATAATTTAGCTGCTGGATTAGTTCAAACCCCAAAGAATAGACAGGCAATA